TGACAGCTCACTCAGAATCCTCTTATGCCAATGAATGAAATGTTCGTAGTCATATTGCATATTATCCTCTGGGTTAAACTCTCGGATACGATCATACGTATCCTCGTCAATTAAGCGCTTGTAAATTGCATTCATATTAATTGATTCCATCTTGACTGTGACTGATATGGGTTACATTATAGGTCACAAATCCGTTTTAAACAAAAAAGAATCACCATTTGGTTTTCTTTTTAGATTAAGGGTTTCTTATCCACCACTAACTTTTGAAAAAGCTAGAAACTTTACGCGACGACTACAGGCTTTACGAAGTGAACCTTGAGGAAGCTCTGGAGGTTGAGGTACGTTACCTCCTGGCCATCCTTTACGCGGAGGAGCTTGCCGAGCTTCGCATCGGGAATGATGCGGCGCTTGAAGTTCGGGTCAAAGCAGTTGTGTGCCTTGACGTACTGCGATACGAACTTCGTTACATCCGTCTGAGACTTCTGGCTCTTCGCTGGGAGACCCATGAACGTGCAGAGCTCATCCGTAAGCGGGCGAAGCTTGAGGAACGCGTTGTTCGCACGGCGAGCCTCCCACGCCGTACGCTGCTCGGGCGTCATGTCGGCCGGGTCAACCTTGCGGCGCTTCTTGGAGTCGCGAGCATCACGCTTGATCGCCTTGACAGCCTCCTGCGCATCGTGGACCGCCGCACGAACACGGGTGGTAAGCTCGGAGCCAAGCGTCTTGAGCGTCTCTTGTAGAGCAGCTAGGATCTCTGGGGCCGTACGCGTCTCGGCAACGGCAGGGGCAACGGCAGGGGCAGCAGCGACTGGGGCAGCAGCAGCGGCAACTACCGGAACAGTTACTTCTACCTTCGCGGACTTCTTCGTCTTGGGGGCGGCGACCTCAACAGCGGGGACGGGGGCGGCCTCTACGGGCTTCTTGGCGGTCTTCTTGTCGGCAGGCATGTTTACATTGACGGTGGACTTTGAGGCGGGCATTTCTAACGCGTTGGTATACTACTATGTATCCTTACCTGTTTAAATCACAAACGTCCTCTCCAAACTAGATTCTGTGTAAAGAGCTCATAATCATAAAACATATTGAATAGTGGTTGGAACAGTCGTTTAGAATAGTCACAATTACACGTCCGGTCAAATAAGAGAGACGAAGTGTCTCAGTTCCACTCGCATGTTCATTTAGAAGCCTCTTGATCCAAAACACATAGCGATATCTCCGCGATAATTTATCCTTGTGCTCGGCGGCCCAAGCAATCAAATCCTGTTGCAAAATAGAATTAAAAATGAATAGCTGTGTTCGATTTAGAGATGTGAAATATAGAGGAGACATTCCAAAAAAGCCATTCTCTTCAATTACCTGACAAACGTAAACCCATGTGGTTAAAATTATCTCATTCACATTTCGCGGAGTGGTCGTATCGTGAACATTTTCAAGTTTCTTCTGATGTCTTCGTATACATAATTTACGAAGTCTCTGTCGAGTATCTATTGTTAATGGTTCGCGCGTGTAGGGATTTGAAGGGTCAACCTTTGCCATACAGTTTTCAGATATACTTCTCACATCAAACCAATAGACCTTATCCCTTTCTTCAAATGCAAAATAATCGAACGGGTTGACACTTTTCTTATCATCCATAGTAACAATCTCCTCTTCGTTGTGACATTTTGTTCTATTTAAAACACCTGGTCCCGCTAGTTTTAACCACGACCGAATAGAATGACCTCTCCATACCTTTTGAATGAGTATAGCTCTATCATCCAAGTTATTGACATCTTTCCATAGACGAGGATTTCTCACCTTTGCATGTTTTCCACACAATACGAGACCCTTCGCTGCTTTATTCGTACATCGTTCAACGCTTTTCGAATTTCTACAGGACACACACGACATTTATTACTAAAACTGGAAACCTTCGTTGAAAACGGATTTACGGCTAGTAAGACGATATAACAGTACAACACAATCAAGCAAAATGAGTCGCCCAATTTCAATCCGTAACCTCGACATCAACAAGATCACCTTCGTGCCGGGTCCGTCAAAGCCTGGTCGCAATCCCGGAATCAACCTGAAGTATGACGGGCAGAACATGCAGATTCTCGTGCCTCGCCTCGCATTTCCTGGTGGCGTAATGGTTCGTACCGACGAGAAGTCCGGTTCAACGGCCTACACGCTGATGGGTACGCTGGCTGGTTGCGATAACTATGCGAAGGAGCGCGCTCCTGACGGCACAGACATTCAGAAGTTCTACAACTTCCTTGTCGAGCTTGAGGAGCGTATTATCGCGGCAGCTGTGGAGAACAGTGTGAAGTGGTTCGGCAAGAAGCGTTCGGAGGAAGGCATTCGCGAGGGCTTCAATCGCCTGATTGGCACATCAAAGGATAACATTGATGGTGAGTGGGTGCCGAATGGCAAGTACCCTCCTAGCTTCAAGACGAAGGTTCCTGTCTACGATAATCGCGTATCGACGGAGATTGTCAACGGCAACCGCGACCCGATGTATGCGACGCCCGAGTCTCTAACGTCTATCTTCTCGAAGGGTGTCGAGTGTAACCTGGTAGTCAGCGGCAGCATCTACGTGATTGCTGGCGGTGGCTTTGGTGTTACGTGGCGCCTCAACAATGCTCAGGTGTTCGCTCGTGCGAAGCTGTCGTCTGCCGACATCTTCAGTGCTGAGGATGATGAGGGTCCTGCTCCCCAGACCACTGCGGCGGTTCCTGAGGTTGAGGAGTCACAGCGCCCGAGCACTCCTCCGGAGCAGGAGACGAGCCCTGCTCCTCCTGTAGCTCCTGCGCGGAAGCGTCGTGTTGCTGCGGCGTAGGCTTGTCGTAGAGGACAAAGTCATCATCTAAAAACAAAACAGAAAACTGACTAAAATCTAAATCAGAAACTGATGCGGTTGAACAAACGTTCGACTTTATGAGTGATTTTTTCCCACACGATTCGCATGTGTATAAATCCGGTTTTTCTATCAACATCTCGGGAGTCATTAATAGAACACCGCTAGACAGGGCCGCGTCTGACACATCCTTGAAATCCGACTCCAGCAAGTCCTGATATGCTTCATTGGAAAGTTTTGACCATAGAGTGGTACCACTTGATTTCCATTCCTTGCTCTGAAAGATTGTTGCGAATGGGTTATCGTAAAACCAGAGAACCGAAAAGTTAGCCAAGTCAGAACTATCGTGTTCTGCTAAGCCGACACGTCTTGAATCATCATCGTATAGCCAGTGAACATTTAACCCGTGTGAAATATATTCGGAATCTATCGAGCCTTTGTAAACATCGCGGTTATCATACGACCATTCGTCTGCGTCCATATCCAGGTCATGCTCAACAATATCCGATGAGATATTTTTATATACTAAACCCTTTCGTAAAACGGAAAACATTTGGTTAGTTATGATACAATAACTAACAAAATGCCACGCATGAAGACCAAAATTGTTGATGACAAACTCTACGAGATGACAAAGTTTGCATATCGCTGCAATATCTGCAAGTGTGTTGTTCATTCGGTTGAGGTGGAAACCATTGTACGCTGCAAGTGCGATAACCTAACTCTTCGAGGAGGCACTCAATATGGTGGACTCATTGCTTCCAAGTTTGATGACATCACGGATGTATCGGAATGGAAGTTAGTTGAAGGAGACTTTAACATTGACATCGTGTCGAGCAAGTGATTTCGTAGCAGAGTGTGATAGTTCATGGCGTTTCTTTTGCGGGCTTGTTTCCTTTGCCTCGTGTAGACGAGCTTCCATATCTGCTTGGACAGCTTCTCTATTTTTCTCGAGATAGTCAAGTACGTCGTCACTAATCGCCCATTCGAAAAAGTTGAGCTGACCGACAGTCGTTTCAAAGTTTTGAAACTTAATACGCTTCCAACGACAGAATGGGTCGAACATTTTTTTACTGTAAGCTTTGAGGTGTGACTTGTACGATAGGTAGACAATTACATGCTTTTGTGTTCGAGTTAGATACGCCACATTGTACTTCTTTGCATAGTTTGTTACGAACCAGTCGATCAGACGGAGAGACAGTTGCGATGTTCCGTCTAGGATAGATTTCACCTTTTCTAGGTGGGTACTGTTGGTATAAAACTTTTCGAGACGATACAGCACCCATTGTTCTTGCGATTGAATTTGTTGCATTGGACTTTCAAAGACAATGTCATTAAAATGGATTGCTTAGACATAGGGAGCGTATACTCTATAATGGATGACAAACTGAATACCCTTATTGAAAACTACGGTCAAAATGACCAGCGAACAGAAGCATGGCATTCAAAGCGTGGCGAAATGTTGACCGCTTCTGAAATCTACAAAGCACTTCCCGATGCCACACTCGCTCAAAGGCATGAGATTATCATCGGAAAGCTGACTCCACGAGTACGTACGGAAGGAGCTGGTCCTCGCGCACTTGTGTGGGGAACTCGGTTTGAACCAATCGCAAAGGACATCTACTGCGGTCTCTCAGACTTTCCAATGAAAATCGTTGACACGACTTGTATTCCTCATCCAACTGTACCATTTCTAGGTGCTTCTCCAGACGGAATTATTCTAACTGAAGGTGTCCGACACGGAAGATTGGTTGAATTCAAGTGTCCTATTTCACGTGTATTTTCTGACGACACAGAAATTCCAAAAGCATACTACCATCAAATGCAGCTTCAAATGGAGTGTACGCAGCTAGATACTTGCGAATATATTGAGTTTCAGTTTCGCAATCCTTCTTACTCGGAATGGGTAGATTCTAAAGCAGAGTATAAGGGGTTCTATGCCGTAACGGATGATGAAATGCAGGTAAGGTATCGCGCTTTATCGGATACACGGGATCCCGCTACGTGGCGTCGCGAAGTTCTAGAAACAACAGACGACTGGAACCTCGTGTATTGGACGCTTGAAAAGTACCGTATGAAAGTCGTGGAGCATGAAAAGGATTGGCTGGAAAAGAATCTACCAAGCATCACTGAAGTTTGGAATACGGTTGTAGAGCACAGAGCCGCCGGAACTCTTCCAGCACATCCTAAGGATAAGACAACTTTAACACTGTGAGGGTTTGAATATTAAATGGTATTTGTCCTGATTCTAATGATAAAAAATGAAGAGAAAATCTTAGAGAGATGTCTGGAATCTGTAGAGAATCTAGTTGACTATTTTTGTATAACCGAC